CGAAGCAGATCGCAAGCGCAAGGAACAAGAGCAGCAAGCAGAAGCAGCACGACTAGAGCAACTTCAGCGCAATGGTGAGTTTGAACAACTGACGAAAACACAACAAGCAGCCATTGATGAACTAAAAGCACAACTTGCCGAGAAGGATGCGGAGATTGCCAAACGTGACTATGACGCGCTCCGTGCAAAAGTCGCGACAAAACATGGCTTACCTGCGGAACTAGCAGCACGGCTTGTTGGGCAGACAGAAGAAGAATTGAATGCTGACGCTGCTCAACTGAAAAAGCTGATTCCGACGCTTGCAAGTCCAGGCAATGCGCCCAATCCGAAACCGGCAAGTAACACGCCGGAAGATTTGAGCAAACACTACGAAAAGAAACTACGCGCTTCTGGGAGCTACTTCAAAATCTAGAGCGCACTTTTAGTACCTTGTCCTCAGCACCCCGGGCATCGGGATGTTGTGGAGAGGGTGATTAGGAGCGATAAACATGACCGCTATCGCAAAGAGCGGAACACCTTCAATCAGCACTGCTGCACCCCCTACCACGTGCAGTGTGAGCGGCCTCTATGCAGGCGAGGCAATTGCCGCCGGTGATGCCTGCTACATCAAGACTTCAGATGGCAAAGTGTATCGTTCAACTGGTGCAGCCGCCAACGCTGCCGCCGTTGTTGATGGCTTTGCACCTGCCGATGCCTCAACTGGCGACGCCATGAGCCTCTACTGGAATGTCAATTTCCGCTATGGTGCATCGCTTTCTCCCGGTTCCTTCTGTTATCTTTCAGGCACGACTGCCGGTGGCCTTGATACTGCAACCTCGACAGGCGGAACCACCCCGATAGGTCGTGTTATTGATGCCACACGCATCTACGTTCAGAAGTCGTACTAAGGAGGTGTAGCTGTGGCATTTGGAACACTGCAAATTTTAGACACGATTGGCTCTCGTCGTGCAGCGGCAACGGACTATCTCCATCTGTACGATGAGGCAACGCTCTATGACCAGATTAACGCCTATCTTGTTGCCCACAACAAGCTCATGTCCGACATGATGGCCGACCTGGTGACGCCAGTTGGCGACCAGCGCTTCATCACGTGGGGCAATGTCGATACCGTTGACATGATTGACGCCGACGAGTTTTCCCGCCCGGACGTGCAGAAATCGCAAGAGTCGCCCACTGGTCTCGGTATCCCGCTGTACGGCAAGCAAATTGCCTGGGGCGTGACGCGTCTCTTCATGATGAACAAAACCGTTGGCGACCTTGACCAGTTGTTGACCAACATCACCGATGCCGACAAGCGCGACCTGTTGAAAACCATCAGACGCACATTGTTCAATCCAACCAACAATACCTCGTATGTGGACCGGCGCTTTGATAAGGCTCAGTTCAGCACCTCGTTTCCGCTGCGAGCCTTCTACAATGCTGACTCTGCCTTCATCCCAAAGAGTCCGTATGGTGCAAGCTTTGACGGAAGCACGCATACGCACTTTCTGGGAACGTCAGCTTTCGCGAACACCGACCTGGATGCTGGCTTGGACACGGTACGTGAGCATTATCTGATGGGTACTGCTCGCATGTACATCTCGAAAAGCTTAGAGACGACAGTACGTGGTTTTACCGGATTCTATCCATACTATGATGCTCGCTTGCGTGTTGGCATGGATACCACTGCTGCACTTAGCCAGAACCTGGACATGAGCAATACTGAGGACCGCGCTATTGGCATCTACAAAGATGCTGAAGTGTTTGTGAAGTACTGGATGCCTTCTGGCTATGTGTTCTTCTTCAACACCAGCGCGCCGAAACCGCTCGGTATGCGTACCAGGGATGCAGTGCAGGGCAATTTGCACGTTGCCGCTGACATGGAAATCTATCCACTCCGCGCCCAGTTCATGGAACGTGAGTACGGCCTGGCTGTGATCGAGCGTGCAAATGGCGCTTGCCTCGATACCGCCCACAGTTCGTACAATGCGCCGTCAGAATGGAGCCTATAGGATGGCAAAGAAACAAGAGAATGAGGTGCAGACGGTTGACGCGGTGCTTATCAATGACCAACCTGCACCCCCTGCAAGGGAAGAGCCGAAGAAGCTGGATAAGACTGTTTCTGGTGGTCGCTACATTGTCAATGGCCGTCTGGTCAATTGCAACAATGAGCCTATCGAGGAGTAGTGTACATGGACCGGACGGCGGCAACCAATACGCTGACAGAGCGCTATCGCGAACTGACAGCAGACGCCAAATTTACGACAGATGACACGACAGCGGCGTATGATGCCGCGATTGACATGTCACTCCGCTATCTTGGCGTTGCTGAGACAGACCTCGCGACTGCTGACGTGGAGCAAGCCAATGTGCTGAAATATTTGGCACTCTTGGACTACTTCACATTGGAGCGCTTTTCAACGTTGCTTGCCGCCCGGTTCGATGTGTCATTCCCTGGGCCTGTCAGTGCCAAACGTTCTCAGGCATTTAGCCAGATTGAGACGCTTTTGCAAAGGGCAGAGAACAAGCTTGCCGCGCTTGGCATCGTCATCGGTGCCTCTGGCGAGGCTACGCAATTCGGCTTTATCAATTTCGATTTCCTTGAGCCATCACCAGCGGGAGGTGAATTTTGAGCATCTTCACTGACGCTGACCTGGATGCCCTCGCCGCATTAGCTGAAGACTTGGCGCTCAAAGACACCTGTGAGCAGTTGCGGGATGATGGTGGCGACGATGACGGCGAAGGTGGCAAGGAAAACATTAACTGGCCAGTGATTGCAACTGCGAATTGCATGCTCACCCGTGAGTCAGTTCAGTCTGTTCCAGGGGAAAGCATCATCGCGGATAGGCTCGATGGCAAGACGATACAACGGGCATGGTTCAAGCGTGGTGCGTTGAGCTTGCTCAAAACGGACCTGCTCAGGATTAACGGCGACTTGTATCACATCATCGACCTGGATACGGAAACGTACGAGGTTCTCAAGCCTGTGTCAGTCTGGAAGGTGTAGTATGGCGATAACTGTTGGCAAATCTGCACTTCCCGCCTTGTCGCAAGCGATAACAGCGGTACTCAAAGCAGACGCTACCTTTACCAGCCTTGCAGCGGGGCCGTTTGATCCGCCGAAGGAAGGGCAAGCTTTTCCGTTTGTCGATTTCGGCGAACACGAAGAGCGCCCCTGGTACACCTTTCAAAATACAGGCCGTGAAGTCTTCTTCGTGATGCACATCTGGAGTCAACAGGTGGGCACGTCATCATCTGGCTTTAAGCAGTGTTATGACATTCTCGACGCCATCACAGGGGCATTGGAAACACAAACGTTTGTGATAAACGATTTCGAGATGACTGAGAAGGGCTTTTTACTGGATGATGTCGCGAAGATGCCGCTCCAGCCTGACGGTGTCACAAAGCATCTTGCCATCCGTTTTCACACGTGGCTCAGGAGGAAAACGTCATGAGCTTCAAGGTGAGCATCAGCATTGAAGGTGTACAGGAGACCATTTCCAGGTTGAACCAAATCGAAGAGAAGGCTCAACAAAATCTTGTGAGCATCGCCGGGCAAATTTCAGACGAGGGTAAAACAGCCTGGAAAGAAGCCACGCCGCAGGGCAAAACCGGGCGTTTGCGTGGTGAAGAGAATGCGATGCACGCTGGCCTATCCGTCAGCTTTACCAGCCCTACCAAATATTATCCATTTGTGGATGAAGGACATAACACGCCTGCCGGTTGGCGGCGTCCGTGGGGCTTCCAACCCGCTAAAAAGCGCTCTTTCGTCAAAGGGCGTGAAATGACGAAGAAATTGACAGAGTGGCTACGACAGAATATGCCGCAGTATCTCTCAAAGTTCTTGGATAATGTCTAAACATCTTGTATCTCGACCCTAGCACCCCTGCAAGGGATGTTAAGGCCGGGATGATAGGAGCTTTATCATGGTTGCTTTTGCTGGAGTGGGTGCATCGCTCAAAAATGGTGCAGTCACCTTCAACAACGCTAGCAAATGGGAATTGGACATCAAATGCGATACGAAGGATGTCACTCCCATTGGCGCAGACGGAGCCTGGGCCGTCTACATTGGCACATTGAACCGATGGACGGCAAAAATCACCGGCTGGCTGGATATGGCGGACACAGCTCAGACCAATCTCCTTACGCTGGTTGGTCAGAGTGTCCCCCTCACACTCAATGTCGATGGCGTACCCAATGGCTTTACAGGTAGCGCTATCCTCAACGATATTGCGCCAAATGTGGACGCACAAAACCCCGAAAGTTGTGTCTATTCATTTCAGGGAAGCGGCCCCATCACACCGCCGGATCTGCCATGAGTTCGATTGCAGGCGTTAATGGGGATGTTGAGTTGTCCACATCCCCCTCAACCGCTCTCGTCTCGGCTGAGACATGCACCGACCTGGGAGACCACATCCACTATGTCGCGTCCGTGCATCAAGCGTGGGACTTCACTCAGCCCTTTACAGTGCAGGACGGAGATGGGACGACGTGGAACACCGTCACCGACTACACAGTGTACTGGCCTTTGGGGATGATCATTTTCAATACCGCGCGAACAGTTGGCACAAATGACGAGGTGCGCATTTCAGCAGGCCATTACTTCGCCCTTTCTCCCCTTGCAGGGGCGCATGCGTGGAAGGCCAGCGCCAAAGCGGACACAAAGGACTGTACGCCGTTTCAGGCCGATGGCGGGTGGGCAACGTATACCGCTACCGATAAGTCGATGACGTTCTCAGTAGATTGTTTCTCGCATGACGCTCGTGTGCTGAACGAAATGATCAAAGGTGATGATGCAATCAACATCAGTGGTGGCATTGTCCTGTGCAAATTGTACTGGGATAAAACCAATGGCAAGCGCTTTCAGTTCTATGCACTCCCAACAGGCGTCAACACGCAGGTGATGGCAAGTGACCTCAACAAACAAACCGTCAACTTCCAGGCGACCGGTCCAGTGTACGAAGTCTTGAGCAATACACTCAGTACTACCAATGTAAAGAGAATGTAAATGGCAGAATTGGACACAAAGAAAGAAGCACCGCCCTCTCCCAATGGACATGGCGAGAGCGACGAGGATTTTCTTCAGCATATCATCTCGCAAGAGCCAGCGGAAGAAATTATCGATGTGCCTGAGTGGGGCAAAAAAGTGCTCTGCAAGGCGCTTTATGCGGAAGCTCGCATAAAAATCCAGGACTTGGCGTACAACCCGCAAACAGAACGCATGGACTACGCGCCATATGTGCATCTCATCGCGCTCTACGGTAGCTACAATCCGTCAACTGGCAACCGGGCGTTTTCGGAGGCACACGAACAGATGCTGGCAGATCCGCGCCACGCCGGGGCTGTTGTGCGTCTGGCGTCTGTCATCTTGCGGCTTTCTCGCATGGTGTCGTTCGGCAATGACGTGGAGCAAGCCAAAAAAAAATAGAGGAAAGCCCGTACCTCTATGACAGTTACCGTCTGATGGAACGACTGGACTATAAACATGTTCAGGACGTTTGGCGGGACCGGACAGGCGGCGAACTTGCCGGATTGCGCGGATATTTGCAGGTGGATGATGAAGTGCAGATGCAGCGCATGACACTGGCATTCATGCATGCATTGATGCGGGTAGGAGGCATACAGCCAGCATCGCCACCGCAACCAGAGAGAAAAGTCATCGATACGACTGACCCGGCTTTCTTGAAGAACTTTAAAGGCTTTCTGAAGAAACCACCAACACAAAACTGAGAAGAGAGGAGGTGAGAATATGAGCGACGTTGATGCAGGCAATGTCAAAGCCAAAGCGTCCATAGAATACGATGGATCAGGCATGAAGCAGTTTAAGGAAGACTTGGCTTCATTGCCTGGGATGGTTGGTGGACTTGGGCAAAGCGCGGGACAAGCAGGCTCGGAACTGGAAAATCTTG